GCAACTTCATCAACTACTTCTTCTTCATTGATGCTTTCTTCAACTTCTTCTTTATCTTCGTCCTTAGACTCTTCCTTAGAGTCGTCCTTCTTCAAATCTTTTGAGCCTTTACCGTCAGCAGCAAAGTCTGGTACTTTTTTGCCATCAGGACCAGTTACCATTTTCATATCCTCATTGAGAATATTTTGTTTAGGTTCAATGTCTGAGAATAGTTTTAAAATTTTAGAGAAGTCCATTTTATTTCTTTCTTTTTATAGTGGGGATAGAATTTTGATAACTGCCAACTGGACTTATTTTTCCTTGAGGCGGTGGGGTGTTGACTGGAGCAGCTTCTTTTGCAGCGAATTCATATTTGCGTGATACAAGTTCTTTGAGCATACTATCTTTACGCTGTTGTCCAACAAGTGCTTGTGCATCTGGGATATCTTCTAGTTCAGCTTGTGTTAAAACGGAACCATTTTTATCCTTCTTTGATGGCATAGTAGGAGTGCGTAGCATATCTTCATTCTTTGTACGAACCAATACACTATTGCGTGGAAGATTTAACTTTTCTGCTACGACCTGCAGTACCTGATCACTGGTAGTTGGATACTTCAATGATACCTCAATGACATGACATTCACATGGTCCCATTGTTGGGAAATCAATATGTTCTTGTACTGGCAAGCGGCGAGGTTTTCCTACTGATTCAACTGCATAAGCAGATAGAGCAGTAGTTAGTTGTTCGCTGATTTGTTTGTCAAGATCGCATCCAGCTAGCCTGATACTGAACTCGTATATCTTGTTCATTTCTTGTAAATATTGAGTGAATGGTTTCATGCGTTTAATCCTATTAGTAATATTTATGTTATTGTATAGACTTTATGTCTTTAGAGCCTGCAAGAATTTGTCTTAGCAACTCATTACGATCTAAAACAACCGCATGACCATCAAATGACTGAGAAGTGTCATCTTTTGTATTTGAATCTTTTTTAATCTGGTAATCTAGTTTAGCTTTTTGTAATTGAAGATTTATCATGCGTAACTTCTTATCCATTTTAGCTGTTTTTGCAGTAATTGCATGACCTAGTAATACACCAGCAGTTTGAAGAATAGTTCCGCTGAATCTAGCCTCTACATTCATACCGAGGTCAATCAAGTCATTAAATTTATCAGTTGCTAGTTTTGCTAGTTCATCTAATTCATCGTCACCGGTATCTAAATCTCTAACGGTGGGTAATGCTAGATCAATTTTATCAATTGCCTGATCTATATCAACCATCAAATTTTTGTTTTCTTCAATAAATGCATTTACATCCGGATCAGTGTTATCTGATTCTTTTGGTAAGTCAAAAAGGGTTTCAAGTTTACGAGTCATATCTTATTTAGAATAAAAATAAAGTGATTAACGCTTTGTACCCTGGAAGATATCATGTTCTGTAACTATCCGGAATTTCATGCCATGTGCTTGACAAAATGCTCTAGCAGCAGTCCATTTTGCCATATTTAATATTACTGCTGCTTTATCACGAACACTTTTTGCAGTTTCAAGTGTAGTTTCTTTAAGAGGTTTAATTTCAATTACCTCAGCATGTTTTTGTTGTTGAGCATCTATATACACCATCATAAAATCAGGGATATAAATTGTATTCTTACCACTTAATGGATTTCTATATGGTATCATGAATGGTTCACTTGCCCATTGTAATACTGCTGGATTATTATCGCAGAAGGTCATGAATGTCATTTCCCATGAACTACGATAAGTTGGCATTTTTTTACCAACATACTTTTCCATATTCCTTACAGAAAATTTACCTTGAGCATATTTACTCATGGTAGTATCATTCTGGCAACATATTTACTAACAGTAGGGTTATTGTTTATACCAAGGTAACTAGTACCAACTCTGTTTAAATTTAAAAACTTTACTAGATAGGAAGTAAGCTCAGGCTTCTGTAATCTAGCAAATTTTTCTAGTGTTGACATTGGATCAATATTTTGTGCAAGACTTGTATAAATCACTGCACTAGCTATTAACCTGGCGGCTTCTTTAGAATCAGCTATTTGTTCCAAAAATCCTATAACTGCAGCATCTATATTTGGTGATACAATAAAGTTTGGTTTAAAATAGTTATTAAAAAATGTTTGAGTACTGACAGTTGAGTTAAGATTTATTGGTGATAAGTTATTGTTTGTAATCATTGATATCCTCCAGCCGCATCTACTTCAGCTTTAGTTGTTTGTATTTTAGTAACAAGCCCTGATTTAATTGCAGTATAATCCGCAATAAGTCCTTGTTGATCTGATTTTGTATCTGCCAAATGTGTTAACTGTTGATTTAGTTGTGAAACCAATGCTTGTTTTCCTGGATTAGAATCTGATAATGCCAATGCTGCTTGATATTGAGTATTAATTTGAGAAATTGTGATGGTGGTATTTTCTATTGAATTTGATAGATTAGTTAACCCAGTCTCTGTTCTAGAAAGATCATTATTCAGTTGGGTGAGATTATACTGAATATCACTGCTTCTATTAGTATTAATTGACCCTTGATTTTGGTCAGCAGATGATGCTGTTTTTCTATCATTTGCTGTTACTAATACCTCAGTGCTATTTGGACTAATTTCATCTGGCATCATAGGATTATAATTACTTGGAGCCCTAGCAAGTCGTTCTTGTTCAGCTACTGCCTCATTAACTCCAGTAGCGTCATCTTGTTGATATCCGGAATTTCTAAATACTGCTTGATCAACCCCAGTAGCGTCATCTTGTTGATATCCGGAATTTCTAAATACTGCTTGATCAACCCCAGTAGCGTCATCTACAAATGAATTTCTAAATACTGCTTGATCAACCCCATCGGCATTAGAATCTGCGTCATTTGGTACACTGTACGGATAAGAAGAATTACCTGATACTATTTGATTAGGATCTATTACTTCATTCATGGGATTAGCTGGAGGAATAGTTTGTGAGGCTTTATTAAATGTACTAAATGAACTCCCTTGTCCCAATGTATGTACCATATCACTTGCATTAACAAATGGTACTTTTCCTCTCAGAGGACTTGCAGTTTTATCATAATGTAACTGCGCAAATCCCTTAACAGTATTACTAGACACATCTCCGTAATTATATAACACAGATTCATATTCAATAGTCATGTCATGAGTCAATAGTGAGTCACCAGTAGTTTGATCATGTTGCCCATGTCTGAAACTTCTTATTAGTGGATTTATTAAAACATATTCACTGAATTTTTTATGATGTAAACTATATATACGGATAGATTTCAAATATGGAATTGAATTTCGGTTGCGTGGTGTGAATCCCCAACCTGGAGTGAACTCACTGGTAGTATACTTGTGATCCTTGAAATATATTTCTTCACCATAATCTGCATCTCTATAATAATAATTATAGTAATCAAACCAAAAATTTCTAATAATATCGGCACTATCATCATGAAAAGATGCATTTATATTATCATACTTTATTTTTGATTGAACAATATTAGGTCTGTTATACGCATTATGTATTTTTGTATCAATACTAAACTTAGGTAAATCAATTGACTTAACTAATAGTCCTATTTCTTCTTGATTATTTGGATTGCTAGGGTCAGCCCTTTGTGCTTCAGTGTTTATATCAAAAAATACATGAAATAAGAATCCAAATTTTGGAACCAAGTTAAAGTTATCCGCGACATATAATTGACTCGCGTGTTTATAATCACGAAGGATAGGATTGGTAATAGTAGTTGCCATATAAGTATTCAGTTATAATATTTATGACGAGGAAAAAGGGACCTTAGTCCCTTTTGTTAAGAATATGTAATATTAAGTTGCAACAACATTTATACTGCGTCCAATTGGAGTACCAACACCAGTACCTAGTGGGGTTTGTACTGCATTATCAAACATCATAGTCAATGAGATTTGAACTGGATCATTGGAACTGTAGTTGACTTCATTGTAGTTAGCTTCTTTTAAATAGCAGCCGTATAGTTCCCAGCTTTCTAAAACTATAGGAGCATTTGAACCATTGCCACCATCTAGCATATCACAAAAAGTTGTGAATTTATAATCAATACCGCTTGATGCTGAACTTTGTTCCATGAAGTCAAATTGCTTCTGTAATTGCTGACCTACGAGACGGGAAACATTGCCAACTGCATCATCTCGTAATACTAAAGCTACTGAGCCCCATTCTGGTTTACCAGCAAGTCTCACTATACTGTTATATACATGAACACTAATATCACCAAATGATAATGATGGCCGGGCAAAACTAACAACTTGCTTAGTAAGTTCAACTGTATCAGAATCTACAGCAAATCCCGCAAAAGTTACTCTGAAACGATATCCCAACTTGGGCATTAACATACCCTGTGAGGTGGCACTTGAGCCAAATTCTGGTAAGGGTACTGTAAATTTTGTTAGCGATGCAACGGACATGTCATTCTCCTAGACTAATAAAGTATTTAGCATTCCGCAAGGAAAATAACATATCAAGATATCTTAATTAACGATGTATATTATTACAAAAAGTAAAGGGCACCTAAGTGCCCTTTACTTGATACATTACTGATTATGCAATACCTCTTGCGGCATCACCTGGATTCCTCAAGCGAATTGGTAGGTAAATAAATTCTACGGCCTTCATTGGCTCAATTGCAACATCAATATACAATTCATTGCGAGCAATTCGTTCAGGAGTGTTATTGCTGGTATCACAAACTACCAAGTAATCATAGATTCCGCGTTTAACAACTAACTCATTGAATAATTTTTCAACTACTTGTTTAGCTTGATCCCTGGTAACCTTATCATTGGGTTCAAACAAGAACTGGTTTGTTAAACCACGTAATACAACACGAAGATAATTTACTAAGCGAGCTACATTCACACGGTCCATTGAACTAGAAATTGCGCTACGAGTCTTTTGCCCGTATGCAACGGGACCAATTCCAGTTAGCATTGTGATTGGATTAATATTTATTTCATACAATGTATCACGCAAATTATTATTAATTCCTGCACGAACGAATGCTCCACTATCAGCATTTACATAACCGATAGTCGTAGCATTATCAATTCTACCACGGGTAGTTCCTGCAGGAGCAAACCATTGATAACTAATATCATCACTATGCAAGAATGTTCGCAACATCATATGGCTAGCTGGTACAGCAATTTCATTGCCACCTAGATCATTAGATAATCCACCAGGATAATATAGACCAACATATTCATTTCCATTTCCATTTGTAGCATTGAAAGATGTTAAGCTAGTACTATTTGCTGCCAATGTAATTGGAAGATCACCAATGATAAATCCAGTATTGGCACGATCACTGTTTAGGGCCATTAAGTTAGGAATTAATTCATTGTACCCTGGGCAGACGATTAGATTAAAATTATAACTTTCTTCTCTAACATCAGTGTTTGCATCTACTGCTGCTTTGAGAGCAGTTACTACTACTTGTCGTTGAGAATAATGACCCATATATGGTGAACCATCATTTTTTAATCCAGTTGCAGATACCCATGTTGATTTTTGTGTTGGTAGAACACCATCAGGGAAAGAAATTTGATTGAAATAATTATTCATAAATTTCTTTACATTGTATCCACTACGACGAGTATTGAATAACAATGTACCACGTGGATACAATTGAGCTGGGGGTGCATCAAGATCAATATAATTACTTGTTTGCAATGTTACAATATTAGGTAAAGCACCAGTGATAGGATCAACACCTGTACCATTGTCCCATCGTGCATCTGCAAAGACTATACCATTTTGACTTTCTCTATCGGTATTATCAATCAACGCCCACGTATTGATTGCAGTACGACGATATAGTCTTGGATAGTTATCTAAATCACCACTATCAAGCCACAAGTCACCTGGTACTAATGCAGTATTATCACTTTGTAAAGTAGGCTCAGTTGGTGTTACAATAACACCGATTGGGTCTGTTGCACCTAGATTATATCCACGTGAATCATTGGCTATATTTTTGTATCCTTTCCATCCAATAGAATCAGAAATCATGATATCAACTGGTAAAGCATCACTGTAATACCATAATGTTTCATCTTCGGGTGCGATGGATGGTTCACTGTCACTGTATGTATATGGTGTTGCAAGAGTCCAATTGGTTAAATTAATCAATCCTGGAACAATGTTAGGTGATACACCTGGAGTTGAAGTTGTAAATCCAGCAATAGTAACTGGATTACGACCTCCACCGGAAGTATTCATCATATTGATAATACCACCAGCACGATGAGTTATTGTTACTAATCCGCTCGTCTCAACTTGTGCAGTAACATTAGGAATGTTAGCATTCAAAATTGATGTTACGAATGCGGCAGTATTTGTGCCTGGAATATTCGCAGTAAACGTTGTAGGAACAGCAGACCCAACAGTAGATACTGATAAACTGAAAGTATCAGATACAGTGAATGGACCTGTAACTGCAGTACCTGTTACTTTAGTTTGTCCAGCAGTGGATAATTTATAAAATTTAAAGCTAACAACTCCGTCATTGAGAACATTATACTTTACAAAAATAGATCCTACACTGATTCCTGCCCCGCCGCCACTTTTATCTAAATCATAGATAGCAGTATAACCAGAAGCGTATAATGGGGTAGCTAAAGTATTCCATGAAACTGTTTCAGAATTATATTGCTTTAGAACTAAATTAACACCAGAACCTTGTGCAGTTGTTTTAACCCAAACACTACCTGATGGTCTAGGAGTGTCATCAGTGAAAGACCACTGTGGTACTTGTGTGAATGAACCGTAACTAATAGCGGCACGATAGTAAGTATTTGATGGTATACCTATTGCTGTTAATGGTGCATTAGTACCGTTAACAATAACGCATGTTCCATTTGCTGGTACTACTTCTGTCGCTGTACCTGAATTTGTTCCAGGACCAGTTGCAGTGAATACAGTTCCGAGTTCATTATCAGCTGCCCCAATATCAGTGAAATCAGTGGTAGCACCTGCATATACAGAACCGTAACCTTTACCCGGACCAGATGCGGTGAATACAGTACCGATATTGTTTGACGCAGCGCCAAACCCAGTGAAATCTGTTCGAGTAGTTGCTATACCACTTCCAGTACCAGTACCAGTTCCATTCGCCTCAAATGTTGTACCAAAATTACTATTTGCAGCGCCCAATGCGACCCAATTTGTGTTACCTGCTGCAGCAATGGTATAACTCCATCCGCTTACCAGATTAGTAGCAGCCACATTAGATACTGGACGAGAAGCGATTGTATATTGCACTCCATTAACCATGTTAGCTGCACTTACAGTTGCGCCTGATCCAATACTAACAATAGTGTACTGCGTATCAGTAACAAAAGCACCTGCAGTGACTAGGTCACCTGCTGTACTACCTGCTAATGAAGAAGCATATATTGCTAAACGACCATTAACATTTGCTGCAGTTATGCCAGTTATATCAGCATCATTGATTAAAGTTACAAGGTCGGCAACTGTAGTTATTTCTGCCACCAATGAGAAAACATGGTCATTGATAGTAAAAGTGC